TGTCCGTAAGGTACATCAGGCATATCTCTTAGTGGTTGTTTTTTATTACCTGGTCCACCATCAGTTCTATTTCTAGTAGGTGTAGCTACTGGAGCTGGTTTAGCAGGTTGCCTATATCCACCTCTAGTCCTGTTTTTTGCCATAAAACTCTCCTGTTAATAAAATTATAATACCTGGTGCAGGATATATAACGTGTTGTACTTCTTCATTTAATACGTCTATTTCGTCTACAACTCCATACTCATTGTATATAGTTTCCCAAAAAGCTTCTTCATAATGTTCGTCCATTACATACCACCTAACGCACCTGCAATAGAAGGTTGACCACCCATTTGTTGCATCATCATTTGTTGTTGTATCATTTGCTGTTGCTCAGGTGACATCTGTGGTTCTTGTGGTGTATAGAATTGTTTCATAATTTCTGTTATAGCTGTTGGATATTCGTATATAGCTATAGCAGCCATTGTAGCTGAAGGGTCACCTTGTGCAGACCTAGCTAATATACTGTCAAACAATACTTGTTCAGCTTTGTTTTTACGTATACGTTCTTGTACTTTAGCTATATTCTCTAAACCATCAATGTTATCTTGTAGTGTTTCTACGTCTATAACACCTGCTTGCAACAATTGCAACCCAGTTACAATTTTTTGTGGTTCATCAAATCCAGCCATAACACCATAGATACGTCTAGTTCTAAAGTCACCACCAATATCTTGTAGTACATTATAGTTTTCACTAAAAGCTGCACCATTAAGAAAGCCAGCCATAGGTTTTTTAGTAATACCTTGTGAATAAGATAAGACTACATCCATCTCTAATCTTTTAGCATCCATCTGTACCATAGCTGATTTTATAATATCTCTATACTCTGAAATCATAAGTGACATAGTGCTGTTAAGTTCTGATAATCCAGCACCAGTAACAAAACTATTAGGAGATTGGCTATCGTCTGTTACAGGATAACCACCTACCATACGCAATTGTCTTTCTAATCTATCTATTTGTTGGAACAACTGGTAAGGCATATTGTTCATTGGTTTAGAAACTTGTGTACCAGGAGCTAGATAGTTTACCGCAAATCTACCTTTTCTGTATTGTCCGGATTCTATCTCTCCTGATATGTTAGTTTCTGTAAAGACACTGTCTTCCATAGCTATAGCTGACATAATATTTATTTTTGCCATCATAGCCATTAAACCTATTACGTGGTCGTATTGTCCTTTAAGCTGGTCAAAAGACACACGCTTCATAAATACAAATGGTGGAGTAGATAATACGTTAGGTATAAAGTCTAAAATCATACTACGTTCTGGAAATACTATGTATGTACCACCCATGTCATAGTATTCAATTATTCTTACACCAGAATATGTATTATCTTCCCAAGCTTGTTCTCTGTTGTTTTCATATGACAAGAATGGTGTGCCAGTATCATTCTTTGCTTCTTCAGCATCCTCGTCTTGTTTTAAAATTTCTTTTGCAAACTCAGGATATATCTGTGCAAGTTTGTATCTAGGTACACGTCTAATAACAGCCATTTCTCTTGGTTGTTGGTCAGGACCTAAGTTACCTACAAAAGTATCGTAAGGGTCACGTAACTCTGCACTAGGGTAAAAGAAACCATTTGTATCACGTTTAGTTGTAATTACCCAAGCACAAAAACCATAACCAGGTAACCATCTAGATGCTTGTTGTAATTGACTTAATAAATTTTGTTTTTCATCATAGTTAGTAACAATACGTTCTAGTTTTTCTGCACGTATTTTACTTCTATTAGAATCATTTTCGTTAGGTACATCTACTCTAACTTGAGGTATTCCAGATATTTTTTGTGCAAGTCGGTCTATACCTGACTGCAACATATTAGGAGCTGGTAACAAATCAGCATCAGATGTTTCCATTGTATTACCTAGTAATGCTTTTATACCATCTGAACCACCATTAAGAATAGCTTTTATTCTAGATTTTTGTACTTGTCTTTCTTGTACTAACTTACCAGATGTAAGTTCAGCTGCGTTCTTAACTATCTCTTGATACGTTTTAACGTCTAAATTTTCTATGCCCATGGTGCTTCGTTCATCTCCGTCATCTTGTAATCTCCATAACTAGGGTTATAGTCTAACCCTATGTCAGCCGCATGTTCTTTTTGCATACGTCTAAAAACTTTCATTGGAAACCAACCAGCCATAACTATGTCAGTTTTCTCTTTGTTTCTTTTAGAAACAGGTTTTCCATCAAAGTATAACAGTTGTTGCCTATATTTCTGTACTTTTGCGTTAGATTCTCCATCACCAGTAGGTAAATGTATTCTTCTATCTTCAAACAAGTCAGCCATAGCACCAACACCATATAGTGGGTCGTGTTTGTTTTTGCCTGTAAGATGTCCTTGTACAGTTATACCAGTACGTAATGTAAATTCTTTTATTGCAGCATCTTGTCGTATAGCAGATTGAAATCCGTTTTCTTCTACTATCCAATGTCTACAATCGTACTCGTGTAACCATATTGCCATTTGGTCTAATGCAGCTCTAATACCACCACCACGTTTGTTTTCTAAATCAACTAAATACAGTTCACCCCTGTACATATCTATACCCCACAATACAGATGCTTGATAACCTGATGATGCAGGGTCAAGTCCAGCAACAAGATATAAATTTTTATATACCTGCCCTAGTACTAAGTCAGGTCGCATACATTGGTCAATCATGTTCATAGTAAATATTTGTGTACCCTCTACATATGCCTGGTTAAAATAAACCATTTCAAATGTTTGTCTACCACCTGTAGATTCAGCAGAATGCAACCTAGACATTAACCATTTAAAACTACGTTTCTTTGACCACAACATACAATCAATATGTTCATCTTCTAAATGTTCTGGTATTTGACAATCAAGTGCATGTGCAGTTTCTACTATGCTTGTAAAGTTATCTGATTCAAGTAAGTGGTTATATAAATCATCAGGGTGCTGTCTTGAGCCAATAACAATAACAGCAGTATGTTCCTCTTTACGACTTGATAATGTTGTTGTCCACCATTGTCTTGTACTTTCTCTAGCACCAGGTTGCATAGTAGTTTGGTGGTCTTCAATGTCGTCTGCAATAATTATGTCACAGTCACGTGATAGAATTTTACCGCCCTTACCTACAGCTACCATAGTAGGTGATTTAATACCTGCTACTGTTCTAGTACCTACAGTAAATTGGTTTTGTGACCAGTTTTTACCTGACCTGTTATCTGGTTTAAAAGATTGTCCAGGTGCACAAAAGTCTTCTCTAAGTTCTTCATTAGTATCTAATACATCAAGTACAGCAGACAATGCGTTTTTAGCTATGTCTTCGTTACCACCTACCCACATAATACGTACGTTAGGGTTTTTACATATCTGATACACAGCAAAGTGTATTAATAATTCTGTTTTTCCGTGTCGTGGGGGTGACAGTATTAATAATTCTTTACCGTTATCTATACTATCTATAATATTATTTATCCAGTTAGTATGAAAATCTGCGGTGTCATAGTGTTTTCCTAGCTCTGTTCTAAAGTATTTGTGTCGGAAGCTCGAAAAATTTTCTAATGCTGCTTCTGCATCTGCTGATAGTTCCCACTCTGCTGCTGCTATTTCGTTCCTACTATCTATTTTGTAGGCAGCAAGCATGCGACTAACAGTAGCAGGAGTGCAACCAAGGAGGGAAGCCGCATCTGCTACTGTCATGTCGCCAGTTGCAACTTCTTCGGCTATACCTTCGCTTACGAAAGCTCGGTAATACTGTCCTCTGCGTACAGATGCGTAATCGCCTGTATCTGCATTATACTCTTTATTTATGGGCTTGGTGTCCACTTTGTCATTATGTCGCTTGTCACGTGCAAATTGACGCTTCTGGCATGTACCTGAGCAGAATTTTGTTTGTCTACCCTTTAATTTTTTTCTGCAACCCTCTGCTATACAGATAACATTGTTTGACACTATTAACTAACTTTCTGTAGATGTTTGTATAGTGAGAATTATATGCTATAGTCACATTAAATACAAACACTAAACCATAGTATTTTGTTACAGGTAAAGTGGTGACCGGGACACCGAAAGCTGCTCACTGAGTAATCAGTACACTAGAAAGACAAAGGCAGTACCCAAGGACATTAAAAAAGGTTAAGTCAGGAGCACTACATACTATGCCCGCTCCTGCCCAGAAAGGCAACTACTATAAGGCTTTTATCTGTACAAAAGATTACCAAGATATTTTATAGACCTTACGTTAATAAATAGAACACCTTAGATTAACATTAGGTAGTCAAACTATACAGAAGTAAGCATAATTACTGCATACCTATACAGAATTTTATTCTGTATGCAGTATTATGCTTTCTAGTTCTGTAGTTTGACTCAGAATGCAGGCATTCTGTAGTTAAATGCAATACCCTACTGTATACTTTAATTCATTGATATCTGCATTTAACTTACCTATGTTAATCTGGATAGCTTATCATCTTTAGTATGTTTGTTAGGTGTCCGACAAGTTGTATCTACTGCTTGCTTCAATGCTTCCGACACAATAAATTATCATACTCTTACGTCTTTCTATAGTTCTTTAGAAATTCTTTATGAATTTCTCTAAAGAACAGAAAGGACAGTAAGAGATATGATTAATTGTTTATTGTGCGGTGAAGCATTTAAAAGCAAGGGCAGTAGAATACATGACTTGTCATGGGACACTGCTAACAAAACATACAAGAAAGATGACAAAGGTATGCCGAAGGCATACGCTTTGGCTATCCATAGAAACTGTTATTGGGATAAATACAATGCAGAGAAAGAAAGTGTAGCACAATAGTGCTACCTTTCTTCTGCATAAGGAAGTATTGTTATGTCCAATAATGGCGTAAATATTGTATATTGTGGTTATTGTCAGAACGAAG